GCGGGATCTCAAGAGGTGGCTGAAGCAGCCCCGGCAGTTAGCTTCCTAGACAGCCTGCCAGAGGATCTGCGCGGCGAACCGTCATTGCGCAACTTCAACGATGTTGGCGCGCTGGCAAAATCATACACACATGCCCAGCGCATGATTGGCGGCGATAAGATCGGCAAGCCAAGTCAAAGCTGGACTGACGATCAGTGGACTGAGCACCACATCCACAGCGGCAGACCTGAGACAAGCGAAGGCTACGAGTTTAGGCTAGACGGTCAACTGGCTGACAGCACGCTGGAAGGCTTCAGAGACAGCGCGTTCAAGGCTGGCTTGTCAGGCAAGCAAGCGCAAAGCGTGGCTGAGTTTATGGATGCCAGCTTGGGCCAGATGGCAACTGACCGGGCTGATCAGGCTGACACACTGCGCCACGAGGGTGAGCAGGAACTTAGACAGCAATACGGCAAGGCTTTTGATCAGCGCATGGAAATGGCGATGGGCGCAGCGCGTCAGATGCTTGGCGATAAGGTAGACATTCTTGAGGATGTTGAACTGTCTGACGGCAGATTGCTGGGCGATCACCCTGAGATCATCAGAATGTTTTCTGCGTTTGCTGAACAGATCGGCGAGGATAACTTAATCGGAGAAACAGCCGAGATGGTTATGACGCCAGACGAGGCGCAACGACAGTTAAGTGAAGTCACGCGGCGGGACGGCCCATATTGGGATCGTGACCACCCGGAGCGTGAAGCATACGTGCAAGAGGCGTTACGCCTGCGCGAATATCTTTAGAGTTTAGCGGATAAGCTACGGCCCCGCGCATCACGCTGGTGTGACCAGCAGGCTGACAACCTTTACCGTCATCATACAATTCTAAACTTACCTGACTTGTATGCTGGCGGCGTCAAGCACGGCCCCGGCTGGGACAACCGAGCGATAAACCCTTTATTTTCATAAGCTTAGGAGTGAGACAAATGTCTTCACAAATCACTACAGCTTTCGTCAACCAGTATTCTTCCAACATCCAGATGCTCTCGCAGCAAATGGGATCGCTCCTGCGTGGCGCGGTTGATGTTGAAAGCGTAAATGGTGAGAAAGCATTCTTTGATCAGGTCGGCTCTGCCGCTGCTGTTCTTAGAACAACCCGTCATGCGGATACACCGCTGATTGATACACCCCACAGCAGACGCATGGTCACAATGTCAGACTATGAATACGCTGACTTGATTGACTCGCAAGATAAAGTTCGCCTTTTGGTTGATCCAACATCAACCTATGCGCGTGCCGCTGCCAGTGCTATGGGCCGCGCCATGGATGACGTGATCATCGCAGCCGCGATTGGCACAGCCAAGACAGGCAAGGATGGCTCCACATCTACTGCACTGCCGTCTGGTCAAAAAGTTGCGCACGGTTCGGCATCTCTGACGATTGCCAAACTGCTGTCAGCCAAGGAGATCTTGGACGAGGGCAGCGTAGATCCATCGATACCGCGTTACATTGTGTGCGCCCCTAAGCAGATCACATCTCTGCTGGGAACTACGCAGGTAACGTCATCTGACTTCAACACCGTCAAGGCGTTGGCTCAGGGCCAGATGGATACGTTCAGCGGCTTTAAGTTCATCGTTTCAAATCGCTTAACCACTGACAGTGACGGCAACCGCGCCGTGATTGCCTTTGCTGGCGATGGCCTAAAGCTGGCGATGGGCAAGGAGCCTACCGCCCGGATCGATGAGCGCTCCGACAAATCGTATGCCACTCAGGTGTACTACTGCCAGACGATTGGCGCGACCCGCATGGAAGAAGCCAAGGTCGTTGAAATCGCGTGTACGGAATAAGGAGGACTGAAAAATGGCTACTGTTTACTCGGTCCAACGGACCAATACACGGGCAACCCCGATTGTTAAAAACCCTGCGAATGCAATGGGTGGACGCATCAGAGTTGCTCACGGCGTTTATGAGGCATCTAGCTTGGCATCTGGCGATGTCATCGAGATGTTCACATTGCCAGACGGCGCGCGTCTGATTGAAGGCAGCTTGGCGCATGACGCGCTAGGCGGCTCCACAACATTGTCTGTCGGCTATGCCGCGCACACAAATGCGGCGGGTACTGCTGTGTCAGCGGCGGCTGCAGCTTACAAGGCTGCGGCTGCGTCAACTGGCGCGCAAAAGATAGACATCATCGCCACCTTGGCGCTGGGGTCTGGCACCGTCACCGACACCAACGAGGACGGCGTGATTGTCACCGCAACAATGGGCGGTGCCGCTGGCACTGGCACCATTGAGGTGACCATCAAATACGTTGTTGACTGATTAGGGCAGGGGCGGTTCGCCGCCCCTACCTCTCTACACCCCCCCTAAAAACTTGGTGATTGCATGACTTCTACAGTCGATATTGCAAACAACGCGCTTAACGTGTTGGGTGCTTCCAATATCTCTGCGTTTGACGAGAACAGCAAAGCTGCGCGCATCGTCAATCAGCGATATGACAGCATCCGCGACAGCGTGTTTCGCGCGCATCCTTGGAACTGCCTGATCAGGCGTCAGGATCTTGCGCAATCATCCACAGCCCCCACATTTGGCTACGCTCACCAATACCCTTTGCCGACTGACCCGTATTGCCTGAGAGTGCTGGAGTTCAGCAACGGCAGCATGTCCTACCCGCAGGACAACATGAAGAACAATTCTGGTGGCCCTGCGTTTGTCATCGAAGGCCGCAACATCGTTACCGATGAAGGCACCGCAAAGATAAAGTATGTGGCGCGCATCACAGATCCTAATGAGTATGACAGCGGCT